GAGTGTACGTTCAGGACTATACGCCGACGCGAGGTAACGATAAGTTCGTGCGTTTGAACAGCGTGACGGACTTATTCTCATCCGGTAAAGTATGGGCACCCGAAACCCGTTGGGCAGACGAGGTAATTGAAGAGATGGCAAGGTTTCCGAACGCAGAACACGATGACTTGGTCGATAGCACGGTACAAGCATTGATGCGATTTCGGCAGGGCGGATTTTTGCGGCTTGATTCCGACGAAGAAGACGATCCAATCGAATTCCGTCGCAAGCGCGTTTACTACTAAGGACTATCATGGCGACAAATTTTGACAAAGCTCTCTATCAAGCACCTATGGGGCTAGGCGGTTCCGACATGGAGCCAGATATTGAGATTGAAATCGAGGATCCAGAGTCTGTATCTATAGGACTAGGCGATTTAGAGATTGAGATCGAGCCAAATAAAGAGGCTACGGACGATTTTGACGCCAACCTAGCTGAGTTCATGGACGAAAGCGAACTTCAGTCACTGGCTGGGGACTTGTTATCTGACTTTGAGGACGATATTGACGCTCGCAAGGACTGGATGCAGACGTATGTCGATGGTCTAGAACTATTGGGGATGAAAATTGAAGAACGATCAGAACCATGGGAAGGTGCATGTGGCGTTTATCATCCGCTGCTATCTGAGGCTCTTGTCAAATTCCAAGCCGAGACGGTTATGGAGACATTCCCAGCTGCGGGGCCAGTTAAAACTAAGATTATTGGTAAGGAAACACCTGAAAAGAAAGACGCTGCTGAACGTGTGCAAGACGACATGAACTATCAGCTCACCGAAGTCATGGTTGAGTACCGTCCAGAACACGAACGCATGGCATGGGGCTTAGGTCTGTCCGGTAATGCGTTTAAGAAAGTCTACTTTGATCCTAGCCTGAATAGACAGGTAGCTTTGTTCATCCCAGCCGAGGATGTAGTGGTTCCTTATGGCGCATCTAATCTAGAGACCGCCAACCGTATGACTCATGTCATGCGCAAAACCAAGAATGACCTGCGCCGCTTGATGGTTGCTGGCTTCTATAAAGATGTTGACCTGCCAGAGCCGCAGAATACGTTGGATGATGTAGAGAAGAAGATTGCGGAGCGTATGGGTTTCCGTGCTACGTCGGACGATAGGTACAAACTGCTGGAGATGCAGGTATATCTAGATTTGCCTGGCTATGAAGACAAGGATAAGAAGGGTAAGGAGACTGGTATTGGTCTGCCATACATTGTAACTATCGAAAAAACTTCTCAAGAGATTTTAGCTATCAGAAGGAACTGGCATCCTGACGATGAAACGTGCCAGAAGAGGAATCACTTTGTTCACTACCCATATATACCCGGCTTTGGCTTCTATGCCTTTGGCCTTATTCATCTTATCGGTGCTTTCGCTAAGTCTGGTACTTCTATCATTAGGCAGCTTGTTGATGCTGGCACTTTATCGAACTTGCCTGGCGGTCTCAAGACTAAGGGAATGCGGGTCAAGGGAGATGACACTCCAATTTCTCCCGGCGAGTTCCGAGATGTGGACGTCGCGTCGGGAACGATCAGGGACAACATCCTCCCCCTCCCATACAAAGAGCCAAGTCAAGTCCTCTTAGCTTTGATGAACCAGATCGTTGACGAAGGTCGGCGATTTGCTGGTGCGGCAGATCTGAAGATTGCAGATATGTCTTCCAACTCTCCTGTTGGCACCACGCTGGCGATTTTGGAGAGAACACTCAAGGTAATGTCGGCAGTTCAAGCGCGTGTTCACTACGCGATGAAGCAAGAGTTGAAACTGCTGAAAGAAATCATTGCTGACTACACACCGGACGAGTATGACTACGAGCCGGTAGAAGGTTCGCGTCGTGCTAAGAAATCTGACTACGACAAAGTGGATGTAATTCCAGTCTCTGACCCTAATGCCGCAACTATGGCGCAGAAGGTTGTCCAGTATCAGGCTGTTATGCAGATGGCGCAGGCCAATCCACAGATCTATGACTTGGTGGAGTTAAACCGCCAGATGTTAGAGGTCTTAGGTATTAAGAATATCGGCAAGTTAGTTCCAAGTGCTGAAGACTTTAAGCCTAAAGATCCAGTTCAAGAGAATATGAATGTCCTTAATGGCAAACCTGTTAAGGCGTTCATTTATCAGGATCACGAAGCGCACATTCAGGTTCACCAAGCTGCTATGCAAGATCCAAAAATCATGCAAATCATTGGTCAAAACCCGAAAGCGCAGATGATCCAAGCGGCTGCGTTGGCGCATATCAACGAGCATGTGGCATTCCAGTACCGCAAGGAAATAGAGAAGCAGTTAGGTATTCCGTTGCCAGAGATGGACAAGGAATTGCCGAAAGATATGGAAGTAGAAATCTCTCGCATGATGGCGCTCGCGGCACAAAAACTGTTGAGCAAAGATCAGGCGGAAGCTGCGCAAAAGCAGGCGCAACAAGCGGCCCAAGACCCGATTGTTCAAATGCAGCAGCAAGAGTTGCAGCTTAAAGCCAAGGAAGTGGAAATCAAAGAGAAGAAACTTGCGATGGATGCTGCGGCAGAAGCAGACCGTATTGAGCTTGAGAAATCAAAAATCGAATCTCAAGAACGGATTGCTGGTGTTCAAGCGGGGGCAAGAGTTGCCTCTGAAAAAGCCAAGCTGGAAGGCGAAATGGAACTCAGAGGGGTTGAACTTGGAAGCAGCATAGCCAAACAAAGATGGGATATGCAGCACCAAGATAAACAAACCAACAAACCGAAAGGTAAATAATTATGGACAAGGCGTTTGAAATTCTCATTCAACAAGTGAGAGATAAGCGTCAGCAGTTAGTCGAGGCCGTCTCAAACAACGCTGCCAAAGACTATTCTGACTACCAAAAACTCTGTGGCGAGATTCGGGGTCTCTCGATTGCAGAGGGATTCATCCTCGACCTTGCAAAAACTATGGAGTTATCTAATGAGTGAAATCGCAATCGCCACCGAAGACGGCGAGGTATCAACTCTGCCACAAACAGCAGAAGAGAAAGCGAAGCAATTACCGGAACCAACTGGGTATCACATCCTAGTAGGACTGCCGGACAAAGAAGAGAAGTTCGATAGCGGCCTGTTAAAAGCAGACTCAACCATGAATCACGAACAGATTCTTGCTACCGTATTTTTCGTAATAAAAATGGGGCCAGATTGCTACAAAGACGCAAAACGGTTTCCAAATGGCCCATGGTGTAAGGAAGGGGATTTCATTCTCGCCCGCCCTAACACTGGTACTCGCTTAAAGATTCATGGTCGTGAGTTCCGACTCATTAACGACGATGTTGTTGAAGCAGTTGTGGATGATCCTCGCGGTATATCCAGGGTCTAACAAAGGAGAAACAAATGGCTACAAACAAAATGGACGCGGAGGAATTCCAGTTCCCCGATGAGAAAGAAGAGGTCTCTGCTGCGGCGGATGACTTTGAGATAGAGATTGAGGACGATACTCCAGCGGAGGATCGAGACCGGCAGCCTTTACCCAAAGAGATGGTTCAAGAGCTTGAGGAAGATGAGCTTGAGGAATACAGCGATGGGGTAAAAGCGCGTCTGAAGCAGATGAAAAAAGTCTGGCACGACGAACGCCGCGAGAAAGAGCAGGCATTACGGGAACAGCAAGAAGCTATCGCGTATGCCAAACAAGTGCAGGAAGAGAACCGCGCCCTAAAAGGACGGTTATCTACAGGTGAGCAGCACTTTATTGACACCTACAAATCTGCGGCGGAGATGGAGCTGGACAATGCCAAGCGGGATTACAAGGACGCCTACGACCAAGGCGATTCTGACCGTTTGCTAGAAGCTCAGGAAAAGTTAAATAGTGCGCAGTTCAAACTTCAGAAAGCTAGAGAGTTTGTTCCGTCTAGACAACCGGAAGAAGTTGATGTACAACCCGCAACAAATACAGTACCTCGCCCTGACCAACGAGCGATTGCGTGGCAAGAGCGCAATGAATGGTTTGGTAAGGATGAGGAAATGACTAGCTTGGCTCTGGGTTTACATCAGAAGCTAGTCGCTCAATATGGGACGTCATATCCGTCTACAGATGAGTATTGGAAGAAGGTCGATGACACTATGCGTCGTCGATTCCCAGAGAATTTTGGGGAAGGGCAAGAGGAAGAAGCGCCACAAAAAGCGCAGCGACCAACTAGACCCGCCTCTGTCGTAGCCTCCGCTGACCGCAGCACACCCTCCAAAAAGGTGAGGCTGAAACAGTCGCAAGTCCTGATTGCCAAGAAATTAGGATTAACACCGGAGCAGTACGTCAAGGAAATGATGAAATTGGAGGCTTCAAATGGCTGAGAATAGAACACCCCGAAATGTAGAAACACGCGTCCAAGCGGAACGCCCTAAGCAGTGGAAACCCGCAGAGCTTCTGCCAGAACCAGATAAGCTCCCTGGATATGCGTATAGATGGATTCGTGTTGGGCTTCAAGGAACTTCTGACCCACGTAACTACTCTGCCAAACTCAGAGAAGGTTGGGAGCCAGTTAAGATTGAAGAGCAACCACAATTTCAACTGCTAGTTGACGAAGGTAGCCGTTTTAAAGACGGCATCGAAGTCGGCGGATTGTTACTTTGCAAGACACCGATTGAGTTTGTGGAGCAGCGTAATAACCACTATCTCAAACAATCTGAAGATCAGATCTTGTCTGTAGATAACAATTTAATGCGGCAAAACGACCCTCGTATGCCTCTATTCAAAGAGTCGAAATCCTCGACTTCTAAGAGTGGTGGCTAGTTAATTTTATGGAGTAAACAATGGCATACCCAACTGTAAATAAGCCTTACGGCTTACTACCGGTCAATTTGATCGGTGGACAGGTGTTCGCCGGTTCTACTCGCCTGATGTCTATTGCCAG